GTGATGGCGGCAAAACTTAGGCCGATACCAATAGCTGCGAATGCTTTACCAATACCGGATGAGATTTTGCTAGCGGTTTGTCCTAGGCCTGTTAGATCGCCGCCCGCGCCTTTGGTTGCCTGAGTAAGTCTTTTGAACTCGCCCAGGATCTCGACGTTCAAAACTAAGCTCATGGCCTGGACCTCTCTCTAATGGCATCGCAAAACGCCACGTATTCGGCTAGCGTAAGATTTCGGTACTCGGTTGGCGTCATTCCTGTAGCGATACAGAAGTCGGCCATCCGGGTTGCGCTAGCTCTTACGCTTGCGTTTTTGGGTCGGCTAAATAATCCTTTATCCAGTTAGTTGCCTGTGGAAAAGTCATTTGGCCAACCGTTTCAATTTTGGCATCTTTGTCTGTGCGTAGCTGTAATAGCCACACTAGGAACTTGAGCGCCCGCGCTGGAAAATCTCCCTTTGAAAATAAAGTTGTTACCGATGATCCGGTAAGTTTTTCCAGTTGTTCTATCTCGTCCATGGTTAGGACGTCTAGGATTGTCTGCTCTGTGTCGCTCATTGGTCGCCTCTCGGTGCTCCTTTGCTATACCGGTTGTATAGCTTGTTTATGTTTTCAAAATAGGTCTGGTAAACCTGTTGCCTGGTTACGCCTAGGGCCTTGCTAAAAAATGGGTTTGGCATAATGTTTTTCTGTACAAAATTGCGGCGGTCGTAAAACCATCCCCAGTGAATAGCGTTAGCGTATGGCACCTTGGTATTGTTACCGGCGCTGACTAACACTTTACGGGCTTGTTTCTTAGCCCTAATGGTAGATCGTAGCGCGCCGGAGCGTACCGGTACAAAAGTCCGCGAACTGGAGGCCACAATTTCTGCGGCCTCCTGTGACGCGGCGCTGACCTCTGCGGTCGGTACTCCAATAGTCTTTAGTGCTTGGAGGACGTCCTTGAGGCCATCGACTTTGATGCCGTCTGCCTGTGCCATTTTAGGCGGTGGTGTCGATCTCCACGCCGTAGTAAATCTTGCTAGCCGGGTCGTGTACGGTGTTGTCTACTCTAAGCGTTACTGAGAACTGGGCGATCTCGTTTGAGGTGAGGCTGAGAGGTGGCAACTGGTCAAACACTACGCTGCCCTTGTAGTGCGGGGTGTCCGCTCCAGGGGTTGCGTTGCCGTTTGGCGCGATGGTGAATGCGACCTTTGAACCAAAATTAGCCCATAGTACCTGGTAGAGGCTAGTGTCCTCGCCGGAGGTGATGCCGTCTAGCTGTAGTGACCATTCCCCGCCCGTTCTCACTTCACAGAATGTTTGAACATCGCCAGGGGCGTCGCCTAGCTCAAGCATGACTGCGCTAGCGTCACAGGCGTAATCGGTCGTGCCGATTTTGAAAATAATGTTTTGCGCTTTGATGCGCGTCGATGCGGCCATTTCTGGAGCCTTTCCTAAATTGTGATTTGTAGATCGGTTTGAACCGATACTGCCAAATACTCGGTGTTGTTTGTTTGGAGGTTGTAGGGCTGTCCGGCTTGGATCATTCGGGCGTAGGGTGGTAGCGCCAGGATGACCTGCTCCAGTAGCTCGTCTAGTTTTTCGGTTGCCGTTTTGTTTGTTGCGGTTTGTGCTACTAGTACTAGCTCGAGGCTGAGAACATACTCGGCTCCGATGCTGGAGGGTACCAGGTATGGTGTGCCGGCATTGATGATCACGACCGGCGGGGTAACGCGTTCTGGCACATAGTCCAAAACGGTTACTCCCGCCGCTGCTAGGTCAAGTTTGAACTCGACCTTGGCTGCCGTAATCTCGTTGGTCATACTCCATACCCGCAATACGGTTGTAGTAGCGGGTAGACGGCGATCATCGGGTCGCGGGCTACGCGGACCGGTGTGCCATCCATTGAGGCGAACTGTGCGACGCCCTGGGGTGCCGATCGCCTGTGGTAGAGCTCAGACGCGGCGATTAGTGTCGCCTGGTCTTTTAGGGTCGCTGGTACGGTCGTGACTGCTCCGATGTAGCGGACAACTAGCGCGAGGCCGCCGTCTAAACACTCCTGCGGAAAATCAGTTTCGTCCGTACCAACGTACGCCTGAAACTCTGCCAACGTTACTGCCATTTTTTTATTAGGCGGTTACGTCGAGCTTGACGATAGCGCCGGCGCGTGGGGTGGCGATTGCCATGTACCCGTAAACGCTAACGCTGTCGGTGAGGGTGGTGATGTCGCCATCGGTTAGACGGACTGGAGCGCCCGCGCTTTCCATGGTGATTACTGCCTGGCTGTTCGCCATGTAGACGATGCCGGTGCCGATTGCCGGGTCCACTACGATCGGTAGGCCGAATACTGAGCCTGATAGCCCAGGTACGTTGGCGGTACCGATGTTGTTTACGCCCGCGCCGTCGGTTAGCAATACTGGACGACCATCGCCCGCTGCGACCTTAGCGATCTTTACGTAACCATCGACGCCGGTGAGGATGAACTCTGGGCGTAGTCCGGTGTTTGAGTAGATGTATGCTGCTCCGTTTGCGATGCCCTCGGCGAGAGAGCTAGCGGTGCCGCCGTCTGCGTCGAAAATCTTACCGGTGTAGTCAAGAGCGCCAATAGCGGTTACTAGCGCGCTGTTGGTTGCTCCTGCGTAGGCAAGTGCTAGGCCCTGGAATACCTGGTCTAGTGTGTTTACCTGTGAGCGTTCGACATACTGGCGGCTGAATGTGGTGTATCCGCCGTAGGTCTTTACGGTTGCGCTGACGGTCTCAAAAGTGAGGTTACCGAATGATAGCGCCTCGTTCTCTGGGTCCTGCTGGCCGACTGCGAGGGTGTTGCTGTCGATTTTCGCGTATTCGACTGTGAGGCCACTAGCTGGTAGAGCTGCGCGGCTGAATACTGAAACGGTTGGTCGGTTGTTCGCAATAAGGGTGTTGATGTATCCGAACCATGGTGCCACGATCGCGGCGTCTGCCGAGGTCGATGCGGTACGAGCGAACTCGACTGCCTTGGTGTCGCCGGCTACTAGCGCCTTAGCGAACTCTGCCTGGCTGCGGAACTCGCCGCCGAGCGGTGTTGGTGTTGCGACGGTCTGGCCGGCTTCGACGACGCGGCGGAGGTCCGCAATTTCGTCCTGTACGGCGCGAACGTCTAACTCTAGGTTTTCTGCCATGAGGTTAGTTTCCTGTTCTGGGATGGGGTTAGGTTCTTGTGGATCGGTGGGGGTGCCGCCGTCCTCTCGAACTTCGGTGATGTTCGCGCCGGCAAACGCCGGCCACGCCACGACTGAAACCTCTTTGAGAGAGACTTTAGTGCGTGTAATCGTTTGGCCGTCGCGCTCACTCTCGAGCGGAACGAAACCAACCGAAAACTTGTTTAGGACGCCATCGCGCATGAGAGCTAGTGTCTCGTCTGCGCGCTGTACGCCCTCGGTTAGTTTGGCGGTTATCTCATAACCTGCCTCGGTTTCACGACCTGAGATAACTCTCCCGATTGGTAGGTTATCGTGCTCGTGTCCGTAGTAAATCTTTACGTCGCTAACGTCGTCGATCGCGCCAGGTACAAACCTTTCGCTAATGCCGCCGCCGATGTTCGCGTCTTGGCCGTAGGGTACGGCTAGTCCGGTGATGGTACGCGCCTCGATGTCTGCGCGGGCCTCGAACTCTCTGGTCTCAATTTCCATAATCTGGCTCCTGCCCGTTTATTCCCTCTTTGTTTTGTACATACTCGACGTCTAGGAAACCTGCGTCTAGGCCAACCTTGTAGTAGTTGTATCGAGCTGCTACATCGGCTTTGAAAAGGTGCTCAAAATCGAACTCGACGCGGGTGCCTCGAGGTAGACAATTGCTTAGGGCGTCGGTAATCGCGTCGGTGTAGGCCATAAGCGTATGACGCCAAAATACGCTGTTTTCATCCTGGAGATTTGTGTAAGTGTCGCTTGAGCCTGGAACGGTCGTTAGCAATAGTCGCGCCGGCACTCCGAATAGGCGGGCGATTTGTTGGACCGACTGCTCCTGGATCTCGGTGAAAAGTGCGTCTCTTGGGCTTAGGGCGATTTGCTTGTAGTCGAACCCGTTACCGAGGACTGCTACCTGGCGGTTCTGTTGCTTGTTGTGCCAGGTTGCGGTGATGCTTTCGGCGTCGGCCGCGTTTAGCATTTGGTTGGTCGTCAAGATACCGGTAGGCACTCCTGCCGAGCTGAACCAGTTGGCGGCGTAGTCTCTTAGATCGAGGGCGCTGGCGATGTCTCGGTTACATGTCTCGATTGGTGAGAGGCCGCGCAATACTCCGACGCGGCTAAAGAGCTTGAGGTGCTCCATCTCGGCCTGGCTGTATTTGCGACCGAGGTAAAAATACTCGACGCCGCGGCCGATGTCGTTGGTATCGACGTATTGGATTTGAACCGCATACGCTGGCAAGAGGGTGAGGTTGTTTACGTTGCCCGATGATCCAAACGACTTTAGCCAAAACGCGTTACCCTCGAGGGCCAACGATACGACTGTCTGGAACATAAAGTCGCGGCGGGTCTCGATAATAGACGGCTTGTTTACCAGGACCGGGTTTTCAATTTTCATCTCCATACCGGTTGCGTAGCGGTAGGTGTCCAGGGTCATTTTGCTAATTGGGGTAGCGATGATCTGGATGGCGCGGTAGACGGCGGTTAGGGTGAGCGACGTGTCCGGCGTTGCGTAGGTTGCCGCCCGGCTAGGGATAGTCGGCTGTGCCGCGCGGGTTTCCTCGACGCGGTTAGTAAGTCGTTGCCATAAAGTGGCCATA